GGTCGGGATCCCCCGCTCAGTCGCCCGACGTACCACCGCAATTGGTGGAGACGATTTATTGGGCGCCTGGCCCCCGAGGTTGGAGGAGTCGTACCGTAGTCTCGTTCTCGAGACGAACGGTAGGCCTTCTAAAGGCAAAGACTTCTCCAGCGACACCTCTGGGAACTTCACCGAAATGACCTTTTGGGTCGTCGGTGAGGCGGATGGGACCCCGCAGATCCGGTGGTCAGCAGCCATCCCCACCAAGGGACTTGTGGGCACCAGCATCGATGAACTCGGTGCTGCCTACGAATCCCTTGGTTCTGAACCTGGTCGGTGTTTGCGTGGACGGCGTGTGCTGAAAGCACTTCGTCCCCACGCCTGGCGCGTCTGCCGTGAGGCAGGCGTGTCAGTGAACGCCCCCCGCCTTCTTGGCGGGGCTGGCCTTCCTCCTTTGCGAGGATCGCTGGCGCGTGTCGACTTCAAGAAGTGGCACGCGTTGGCTCTTGGCAAGTTCCTTTATGGATCGGGCCAAGACCAGATCCCCTTCTCCCCCCCATCTTGGGTGGAAGCAGCGGATCCAGCGGTTTGGGAGGCCAGGCAGGTTGCAGAGTCGACACTGCGGGCGGAGGCCGAGATCGGCATCGTGTCCTTTGACACGAAGCCTTTGTGCGGCACTCCGGGTTCCAAGCATGTCGTTGAGTCCGTATCGGACCAAATGGCATGGTGGGCCGGGGCGCGTGTGTTCTCGGACACACCGTTCCCTCCAGTGGCGACGGAGATGGTGTCCTTGAAGAAGTACCACCGTTTGATTAAACGATGGTGTTCTTCTCGGACAAAGGAAGGGATACCGAGTTCCCTGGCCGTGAAGTCAGGGCGAAACTCACGTTTCGCCCTCACGGCCAGGGCTCGGCGGAACCGCGACCGGTGGGTCATTCGGAATGCGTTGCATGGCAACGGCATTCCTGTTGATCCTCGCCACCGCCCTATTATATAGGTGCCAGTGGCCACTGGTCGCGCTCCGAAGGGAGC